GACGCATGTGATTCGTCCTGCTTTGTCTGATCGTCGTGGGAAGGCTGTGTTTATTTTTACGCCTAAAGGGAACAATCATGCGTATGAGCTTTATCGGTTTGCGGCGAGTGAGGCTTCTGGGAGTGATTGGTTTTCTGTGGTGCTTAAAGCGAGTCAAACGAAGATTCTACCAGAGGATGAGTTAAAGGACGCCCGGGCCGTGATGGATGATTCTGCGTACATGCAGGAGTATGAGTGTTCTTTTAGTGCGGCGTTGGTGGGGGCGTATTACAAGGAGGACATGAATCGGGTGGAGAAGGAGGGTCGGATTCGGCGGGTTCCTTATGATAATCATACGGCTGTGATAACGGCGTGGGATTTGGGGATGGATGATTCGACTGCGATTTGGTTTATGCAGGAGTGTGGGAAAGAGCTGCATGCGATTGATTATCTTGAGTGTTCTGGGAAAGGTCTTCCCGATATTATAAAATTAATAAAAGAGAAGAACTATGATTTTTCGGCTCATATTTTTCCGCATGATATTAAGGTGCGCGAGATGGGGACGGGGAAGTCTCGGTTAGAGGTTGTGGAAAAGCTTTTGGGGAAGAAGTATGTGCGTGTGGCGAAGAAGCTTTCGGTTGCGGATGGGATTGCAGCGGTGAGGAGTATTTTAGGTAGGACGTGGTTTGATGATTACAATTGTGCTCCTGGGATTGAGTGTTTGAAGGGTTATGAGCGTGAGTATGATTCAAAGCAGAGTGTGTTTAAGGCGACTCCGAAGCGTAATTGGGCGATTCATGGGGCCGATGCATTTAGGACTTTTGCCGTGGGGTATAGATTAGAAGAGGAAGGGGTTGACGAGAAAAGTTTGCCAAGGCAGTCTGAAGGCGATTATGATATTATGGGGTGGTAATTATGGGATCAAGTCGTGGACCTAGTGCCGAGAGTCAGGTTAATGCTAGAAGAAATTCTTTGTTAAAGTCTTTACAAACTGAGCAAGGGATTGATGAAGTAACTAGAAAAGAGCTTTTAGGAAGGCTTACTGGTCAAATTGATCCTATGGCTGCTGGTAGAACTAGGCAAGCTTTTGCAAAAGATAATCAGATTACAGCTTTGCAGAGCGAGTTTAATAAAGCAAAAGAGGGTGTCGACCCCAAGTACAAGTCTCGTGTTGGAACACAGAAACTTTTTGAAGCATTAATTGATAAGCCAGATGCGCGTCGTCTTCGTGGGGATATTTTAAATCCTGGCACAATATTGAGGGCTTGATGAAATATACTCCAGAGCAAATTATAAAAAAGCAGTCAAAGCTTAAATCAGAGCGCGGTGTTTTAGATCAGCATTTACAAGAGTGTGCTGATTATATTTTGCCGAGGAAAAACTTCTTTACCAGAATCAATGTTCCTGGTGAGAAAAAAGGATTTGAGCTTTACGACAACACGGCCATGATTTCTGCTGAGACTCTGGTAGCAAGTCTTCACGGCATGCTTACAAATCCGAATACATTTTGGTTTGGTCTTCAGACTCCGTTTGATTCATTAAATGAGAATGAATTTGTGATGGAGTATTTGCAACAGCTTGTGAAGACCATGCACCGGATTCTAAATGGCTCTAATTTTCAGCCAGAGGTGTATGAGTTTTACGTTGATCTTGCGACTTTTGGAACGGCTGCGATGACGGCAGAGGAAGATGACGACTTAGTTGTCAGATTTTCGACTGTTCATTTAGCCGACATTTTTGTTTGTGAAAATCATCTTGGAATGATTGATGAGTGTTATCGAGTGTTCATGTGGGATGCGAGAAAGATTGTCGAGAAGTTTGTACCTGCGGCGGACCTTGGGGACGAAGAAAAAGTAAAAGCGGTTGTTGGTGAAAAGGTATTTAACTGTTATAAGAAGAATGACAATAATCGATTTAAAGTCATTCATGCGGTGTACAAAGACCACGATTCAGAGACCCCACGATTGCCGTATCTTTCTCAGTACATTATTGAAGAGACGAAAAAAGAAGTGCAGTCAGGAAAGTTCAGACAATTTCCGTACATTATTAGCCGCTGGTCAAAGATTTCTGGTGAGGTTTATGGTCGTTCTCCTGGGATGACGGCGCTTCCAGAAGCGAAGACTTTAAATGTCATGGCTAAGACAATTTTGAAGGGTGCCCAAAAAGTTGTTGATCCCCCGGTTCAGTTACCTGACGAAGGGTTTGTTCGTCCGTTTAAGACGGCCCCCGGATCAGTAAACTATTACCGTGCTGGTAGTAACGACATTGCTCGTCCAATTTTTAATGATTCAAGGATTGATTTTGGATATGAGGCCATGCGTGAGCGTCAGCAGAGGGTGAGAGAGGCTTTCTTTGTAGATAAGTTAAACCTTGTGCAAAGTGATCGGATGACGACTGTGGAAGTGAATCAGCGGATTCAGGAGCAGTTGCGTTTTCTTGGTCCGTTGTTGGGTCGTCAGCAGACTGAGTTTTTAAAGCCGCTTATTGACCGTGTTTTTGACATTATGGTGACTCGTGATGCTGGGACTGGTGAGCTTTTGGGAGAGATTCCGCCGGAGCTTCAAGAGATTGATCTTGATGTTTTTTACTCCAGTCCCATTGCGCGGGCTCAGAGATTAAGTGAAGTGGAAGCGATTCAAGGGGCTTTTCAGGCTAGTGCTGCCATATTTCAGCTTGATCCAAGTGCTGTTGATCTTATTGATTCTGACAGATGGGTGCGTGAGCATTTTAAAATTTACGGGGCAAGTCAGAAAGTGCTTCGTAAGAATGCAGAGGTTGAGGCTATTCGTGATGCGAGAGCGGAGGCTCAGGCGCAGGCTGTACAGCAGGCACAGCAGAACAATAGTGTTGACAATGCTGCCAAGGTTGCTCCTATACTAGCACAGGAATAAGGCGGGGAATATGAAAGGCGAAAAAGGCGGGAGCCGTTTCTTGGCGACCGTGTCTGATTATCAACAATGTTTTGGTACTCCTGCGGGCAAGCGTGTGCTTCGTCATTTGATGAAGGTGCACGGGATAATGAATGCGCAGTACATTCCTGATACGCATGCGACTGCGTACAATGAGGGTGCTAGAAATGTTGTTATTCAAGTTTTAAATAAGGTTCGTTGGGATCTTAAGAAATTAGAAAAAGAAATAATGGAACAAGAAAAAGAAGGGGAGTCAGATGTTGTTATTTAATAAGGTGAGAGTAATGGATGGGCTAGCTAACGAGGGTGGTGATGGTTCGGGTGGGACATCGACTCCGCCTCCTGCAAATAATTCTACGCCTCCGCCTAGTGCGCCACCATCTATTACGTGGGACCAAGTAAAATCTGTACTTCCGAAGGAGTATCAGGAAGACCCTAGTCTAAAGACTATCAATAGTGTTGATGGTCTTGTGAAGTCCTACATTCATTCACAAAAAGCGATTGGAAATAAAATTCCAGTACCGGATAAGCATGCGACCCCCGATGATTGGGCTCAAATTTTTAAGAAGCTAGGTAATCCAGAAAAGCTTGAAGAGTATAACCTAAACCTCCCTAAGGAAGCGAAACTCGACGAGGCATTTCTTGGTGAGATTAAAAAAGCGGCCCATTCTGCGGGGGTTTTACCTTTTCAGATGGAAAAAGTTTTAAGCACTTATTTTGATTACGCTTCAAAGCAGATGCAGGAGTCTGCAACTAAGTTAGAGGCGCAAGAGAAGGAAGACATTGAGAATTTAAAGAAAGAGTGGGGCGAGGCATACGACACTCAAGTAAAGAAAGCCAATGTTGCATTTAAAGAGCTTGTACCGAACCAAGCCGACAGAGAGCGACTTATTAATGATGGCCTTGCCAATCACCCAGTAGTTTTAAAAATGCTTACACAGGCTGCGAAGTATTTTAAAGAGGACACATTTATTGGTCACGGCGAAGGGGATCTTGGCGGAATGACTCCTGCCGATGCTTTGTCGAAGGCTCGTGAGATTCAAGGAAACAAGGATCATCCGTACCGTAATCCGACTCATCCGAACCATAAGGCTGCTAAGGAAGAGGTTCAGAAACTGTATAAGATTGCTTTTCCTGAGTAAGGTCCTGTTTTTGTAAATAATCCATTGACATAAAAAGAAGCTCCCGTAAAATTACGATACGGGGGCAGATCATAAGTTAGTCATGATTCCCTAATTTTTGGGTCCGTATTCTACGGGTAGCTCATCTTTAGACTAATACTAAGATAAAAACATAAACAAAAAACTTTAGAGGTAATCTATGAGTTCACAAATCACCACGGCATTTGTACAACAGTACAAAGCTGAAGTTATGCACTTGTCTCAACAAAAAGGTTCACGCCTTGAGGCCGGTGTTCGCAAAGAAACACAACAAGGTAAGTCTGCATTTTATGACCGTCTTGGCGCTGCCACAGCCGTTCCTAAAGTGTCTCGCCACTCTGACACTCCACAAATCGACAGCGCACACTCTCGCAGACGTGTGACTCTTGTTGATTATGAGTGGGCAGACCTTATCGACAAAGAAGATCTACGTCGTATGATGATGGACCCTGCTGGCAAGTACGCAGAAGCTGCAGCTTGGGCATTGGGCCGTGCAAAAGACGATGTGATCATTGCTGCTGCTGACGGCACAGCGTATGGCGATGAGAACGGATCAACTCCAGTTTCTCACCCAAACAGCCAAAAATATGCATGTAACAACGGTTCTGCAT